TGAAGATACAGTGAAAACATAACAGCCCTTACACTCCTCGCCATAAGGCTCTCCGTTCTCCTTGTTTCCGTCGCCATCGTGTATACCTACATGTACCTTAGCAGGCATCTTACCCTGCCACTTCTTGGTCTGACCGAGGTCTTTTGCCTCCTCAATAGCCTGTTGAAGAGCTGCAATAGCCTCCTCATTTGTCTTTGGCAACAGGCAAGTAACTGAATACTTACCGTTCTTGTCTACCTCTGTGAGGTGACAGTATGAGAGTCTTACCTCTCCAATAACTATGCCCATATTAAAACCTCCAATTCTCTAAAAAATATCTTTGGCATCTAACGGTTTAACGGCTTCCCTCTTATCGTTTTCATCTACGAGAGTAGGTTTTCCGGGTGGCTTGGATATATATCGCCCAACGATAGACTCGAAGTCCTTCTTACCGACGAGTTTCTCCGCGGCTGAAAGCGTGATAGGCTTCCTTTCGTAAAGAACGGCCTCGTCGTAACCGTTGTCTTTGAGAGCCTTAAAGGCACTCTCTTGATCACTCCATACTCTGTTAGAGCGACCATGCACCGCCTTAAGCCCCGGCACTTCATGACCAGATAAGCACTCCTTAAGCGCCCACTCCTTTAAGTCAGACAGCCACTTATCAATCCCGCTGCCTTTCTCAATCATTGCCTTAACCTCTGACGGATCTATGAGATCAGGCTCCTTATCGGTGAAGCCTGCTATCTCCAAAAAGTGATTAGCCCTAGCTCTGCAAGTAGCTCGAGCTTTACAGAATCGACAACCTTCCTCAGAAGGTCTGAAAGTTGGATTGTTCTCAATCTCTTTAACTTTTGCTCTAACGAGCTCACCGAAGTTAAGTAACTCCTCTACGGAGCACTCCCACTCGGCTATGTTGTCAATTCTCGGCTGATATATAGTGAACTTAATATGTTTAAGCTCATGTATAAGTGACCAACCCTTATACGCTCCAAGCGCGTACAGCATAAGTTGTGGATTGTGAGGAGCCTCAACCTTAACTCCCTTTCCGTGTTTGTAATCAACAACGCGAAGTGTATCTTCACTTATGATTAGGCAGTCTCCTGTGCCGAAGCAGCCAGGCATATAATCAGTAATGTCTAATCGTTCCTCTACAAGAACAGTGGGCATCTTCTCATACTCGGCACATCTGTCCTTGATGTACTCGACATAACCGTCCGAGCAATCTTCCATCTCCCTGTTATAGAGCTCATCCTTCCTTAACCTGTTAAGCTCTGCACGATATGAGCAGTTCTCTAGCCATTCCCGAAGCTTTAACTCGCAGAACTCGTGACAGAGTGTTCCTTCCTTAGCAACTTCGCTTGTTGTATCAGGAAGGTCCGCTTCAATACCGGGGGCTGCGGTACACCCTAAGTAGCATGGCCACTCCCCTAGATACCTATGAGAGCCCGACGGAGAAAGGACCGAGTGCGCTCTTGCGCTATGATCTATCTCCATACTTAACCTCCAATCTTATTAAGTGCTTCATATACTGCCTCATATTTATCTGCAGGAAGCTCTGCCAGGCTCTTAATTCCGAAGTCTCTGATAATCTGCTGAACTTCCTTCTGATGGTCCTTAAGAAGTGACACCCCAAGCTTTTGGATATCATCAAGCTTGACAGGCTCTTCCTTAGGCTCCTGCATCTTCTCTTCCCATTCGTTAACAGCCTCCTCGACCTTCTTTGCCTCTTCCTTAGGCTCTGGCTTAGGTACCTCGATAACGATATCCCCGTCCTCGACCTTCTCCTTTTTGGTAGAAGTGACCTTCTTCTTGTTTGTATTTTTATTTGCGATAATTGGCGACATGTGCTGAATAGCAACGCCATAAGAATTGATTGCTCCGAATACCTCTTCCTCGGTACCGTCCACATTGAAAGTTAATGAAATGTTCATTTTGTATCTCCCTTCTTATCGAATTGGTTAATATAATTGTTGTATAAGCGGCAAGCAGTCGCTTGTGATATACCGAATTCTTCCCCTAACTGCTTATAGGTGAGTCCTTTCTGCTTACGACTCACTAAATAGGAAACATCAATATTAGATGTGTTTACCTTCTTTGCCTCCTTTACTCTTTTTGGCTTTTCCTTTACTATTTCCTTCTCAACTTTTGCAATTTTATTTGGGTCTTCCGCTACTTGGATATGCTCAAGCATGTCAATTACATCTCGCATAGCGTCGTTGTATCCAGCTCGATATGACCTGATAGCTTTAGGCTCATCGCATGTGTAAGTTATCCGCGATTGGCATCTTTTTACGAGTTCGCCAATATCTACTCTTTTAATATGCTGATTTTCCATATTATTTTTTGTTCCTCCTCTTAACTTGCATCTTTTACAATCCATCTCTGTAAGTTCATAAATGTGATGCTTATCGCACCATTCTCCGCCGTCGTTGTTAGCGAATGCGTGCTTGCATTTCAATAGCCATTCACCTCCTTATATCTCTTAATGTCATCAAGGAGCAGCGCTCTTACGAAGTATATTGTTGAGGTCTTACCGCCCCGCTTAATCGTGCTCTTACCCCCAGGAAGTGAACTAAGTTCATATATCATTCGCTCAGGGTAACCAAGCGCTCTCATATCCTTAACGCTTAAAAGGTCCTTCTTATCCGGTGTAAGCTCTTCCATTCTCCTCACTTCCTTTCATTGGTAGCAGAAGTACATTGAGTTCTGTACGTCATATACTCCGCTGCCCTGTCTAAAGTTGGCTTGATATACTACGTTCTCCGGTAGTACGCTTCCTTCGTTAAGTAGGTCATAGGTTATCTCCATAACCCTCTCGCTAGGCTCATACCTTGCTAAATAAGGAACGGTAGCGTATTGCCCCGGTTGGAGCACTACTTCTTTTATGCTGTTTGGGAATATTGATGACTCAACTCTGTTAAGTACAACAGAGCCGACATAGAATACAGCTTCATCGGTAGTCCAATCCGCTCCCGCCTCAGCTGCAATGACGTGGGACAAGTACCATACATTGTCTTGCGAGTATTCATACTTCTGTACGAACTTAAGCTTTGATTCGGCTTTGAATTGTTCATGCTTTGCTACATGGCTAAACTGTTCTTCGAGTTGCTCCGCGTGGGATGTTGTTGTAATAACCTTAAAGAAGTTCCACTCAGATGCATGATGGTTCGTGATTAAAACATTCATCCAAGAAATGAATATCCATAGGAAAAGTGCAACGCTAATTGCTGCGAGCAAATTTTCAATGATTACTGCCTTTGATTTTTTCATAGTTACCTCCTAAACTTCATTTATTTTGAAGTTCTAGTGCATAAAATATCCATTGCGTCGATTCCAGAGAGCCGACTCAGCTCCTGTAATTGGGACGCACTCGGTTCGGACACGCCATTCACCCAATTCGACACGGTCTGCTGAGCTACTCCAAACCGCTCGGCGAGTTCCTTTTGCGTTATTCCTATCTGAGCTATTACAGCGCTAAGCTTAATCATTTAGTCACCTCCTAACTTCAATATTTTTCAAGTACAGTGATATGATACTTCATTTTTATCCAAGTGTCAACCAAAAATTTTATATTTTTATAAAAAACTTTGATTTTATAAAAATAATATGGTATAATGCGGGCAGAAAGGAGGTGTTTATATGGACGAGAAGTCTAAGCTGTTTGCAAGAAATTTAAGTACGCTTATCAATTACAGAGGGCTATCTCAGCGCAAGCTTTCCGAGATATTAGGATGCAATGAGTCAACTGTTAGTGGTTGGATGCATGGCACTTCACATCCAACTCAGAAGAGACTTCATAAGATAGCCGAAGCCCTACAAGTTGATGTTGCTTACCTAATAGGTAGTTATAATCTATTTGACGAAAACGGTCTACCTAACTTCGAGCCTGATCCGGTTAAACAGCCAACCGCTGCCGAGGTATTTGGAGAGCCTGAGGATGATGTAATTCAATTCCCGGGGCAGAAGGCTACAGAAGAGAATGTATCTGACTTTATACTTAAGATAGCAAAGCTTAAGGATATCATTGATAAGTTTGATATGTTGAACGCGGAGCAGACCAAGGAAGTTAGTTCATTCATTGATTTTAAGATATGGGAAGGAGAGAACAAACATGAGTAAAAAAGTAATTACAATTATAATTATCGTAGCAGTCGTTATTGCTTTCGTTGGCCTTATGGCAACGCTCCAAGAAAACGGAGTCATTGATGATGTAACAACGGAAGCTCCTAAGCAGGAAGAGCCTAAAGCAACCGAAGCGCCAAAACTTGAAAAGGATCCTATTCTTGATGAGATAGGTTTCAATGACCCACAGAAGGTTAACAATGATAAGACAGGTAATTGGAGAATATCGACCTGCGCTACAACCAAGAGCGATGAAGAATATATCATCCCTTACATTAAGTACTATATGGCTGACGCCGAGGGTACTTACGCCATTGTTAACTTCACTAATAAGGTTACTATTGCTATTAACAAGAGCGGAAACATTGCTACAGTAGATGTACACGAATATGTAGATAAAGAAGAGCACGATGCGGCTCAACTCTTTAGCGGTCAAGTATTAAGTAACTATATCGTTCACCTCGACACAGAGCAGATCGAGAAGGAGTGATACTATGAAGCGACAAAAAAGCGGTTTATACAGAGCGAACATATCGTTGCCGGATAAAACTAGAGTGTACCTCTCCGGTAAGACCATAGCTGAGCTTAACCAAAAGAAGGCAGAAATAAAAAACAACCTAATGCAAGGCACTTATGCAGATGATAAGGGCGTTACACTAAGAGTTTGGGCGAATAAGTGGCTAGAGCTTTATAAGACTAATAAGTCATACAGTACATATCACGGTTATAGTAACATCATTAAGAACCATTTAGAGCCGATTTTGGATATAAGACTTAAGGAGCTTAAGAAGTCTGATATACAGCTCTGCATTAACAAGCAAGAAGGTCATTACGATATACAGCGTAGAATTAAGCTCACGCTTAACCAGATACTTGAAGCGGCTATCGACGATGGATTGCTATATAGAAATGTATGTAAGAGCGTTCATGTACCGGTTAAACGAGCTGAGAAGCGTAGAGCTTTAACGCAAGCTGAGAGAAGGGTAATACCTACACTCGACCTAACTCCTAAAGAACGAGCCTTTGTGTACCTCTTATGGTATACGGGTATGCGCCCTGAGGAAGTAAGAGCTTTAACAATTAACGATATAGACTTCATGCGAGCCGAGATAACGGTTAACAAGGCAGCGGCTTTTGAGTCTAATCAAGCAGTGCTTAGACCACCAAAAACCGACTCGGGTAATCGAGTTATTGGCATACTGCCACCCCTCAGGGAGCCATTGAGCGATTATATTAACGAGGTGGATAGTTTATACCTCTTTACTCAATCAGACGGCTCTTTGATGAGCAGGACAAGTTATAGGCGGATGTGGAATAAGATATATGATAAGCTTAACGAAGCTCTCGGCGGTAACGCTAACTTCAAAGCAACCGATATTACTCCTTATGTATTCCGCCACGAATACGCTACCGTTCTATACTACTCTGAGGTAGATGTTAAGGACGCAGCCCGATTGATGGGTCATAAGGACACCAGATTGATTTTAGATGTATATGCTGAACTTGATGAAGGACGAAGTAACTCGACAGAAAAAATTGCCAAGTTTTTGGAATCATCGTATTAAGATTTTAGAGTCTCATTTTTTGAGGCTCTAATTTTTTGTGCATCATTTTGTGCATCATCATATTAAAAAAGTGGTCGAAAATAGTCGAAAATTGGGGTATATGTTCGAGAAACTTTGTTCGGTTTTGAGTTTATAAAAATAGGCTCAAACCCTTATAAATACTAGGTTTGAGCCGTTAAGCTTCGAAAGGGACTTGAACCCTCGACCCCTTCATTACGAGTGAAAATCTGCACCCCTATAACCCGCGTAAATGCTGACTTTTTGAAAATCTGTGCATCATTTGTGCATCTTCTTGTCAAACGAAAAAGCGTTCTGTTTGTTTATCCGCACATCTCATTTTAAACCAAAAAGACGCCCCTGTCAAAAAGTGACAGAAGCGCCTCCTTGGATTTTAAAGGAGTGTAACTTGAATAAAGTACTCTCTTATGAGAGGATCTCCACATATTTAGCCGACACATAACCGGTTATGGTAGAGCCATCAGAAGCCTTACCTTTAACCTTATACCATGTCGCAGATGTTTTCTCGAGAAGAGTTAAGGTGGCGCCATTGTTAAACGCTCCGACTATATCAGACTTCTGCGAAGCTTTCGCTCTACAGTTAAGACCTGATTTAGCCTTGACCTTGCACTTCTTCTCGGTTGTTTTCTTCTCATCCTTCTTGATATTCTTGAAGATAGACTTATCCATTATCAAGCTTGCGTCAACACCGCCCTTGATACCTGATACCTTTGCCTTACTTGTGTACTGCCAAAGGTCATAATCATAGCCGCCGATGTTAGGCTTATTCTGAGGAGTGCCGTTGTTAGTTCCATACTTAGCCACCCACACTGTATACTTAACAGCGGAATGAATATAAGCGTTGAACCAATACTCACCTGTATAGAGACCCGGAACATACCCCGCTGCCCTAATGAGCTTCGCCCAAGCGTTGAACCTCTGCAGTGAGCCTTGACCTGTTCCAGGTTCCTCGATATCGTAATATAGCGGAAGTGATATCTTATTCTTAACGGTGTTGGCAAGTCGGATCATGTGCTCTGCTTCACCCTTAACCGCTGCTACTGTTTTAGCGTATGAGTATAAGTACAACCCGAATGGAATGCCATACTTAATACAGCCATTAACATTGTTCTTGAACTGCGTATCATCCTGTCTTGCTATGTTCTGACCATAACCGACCTGAATGATAACACCTTCTACATTCTTATCCTTTGCTACTTTCGCCCAATCAATCTTGCCTTGAGCGTAGCTTACATCAATTATCATCCTCTTCGCCTCCTTCTTCCTCAGGAACCTGCAAAAGAGCCTCCGCGGAGTCTCTTAAATCTGTCAAATATCTGTCTGCTTCGATTGCCGCCTCGGTGAATGAGTTGTTCTTCCACCAAGCGAGCAAGGCAGCGGATATACTCCACAATGAAGTTACTGCTACAACAACGGTCTCGTTATCTATATTGATAACAGAGTGTCCTGTCATTGTTAGCACCTGATTAGCAAGGGCAAGCATAAGGTTGATAGTCCTTGCTACTGTACCTGGGCTTACATTATTGTTCATAAGATTACCTCCTTACTTCCAAATTACATCGTCGTGAGATACTGCACTCGGTAGAGCCTTAACCTTATTCATTAACATTTCTGCAGTACCGTTACCGCCTAATGCCTTGTAAGGCTCGTATATGTACTTCTCAATGTCTTCTATTTCTTCGGTAGTCGCCCACCCTCTGTCTAAGAGCTTCTGGCAACTCATCTTAACACCAAGATACATAAGACCGAGCATGGCTTGTCGTGATACTGATCTCTTATCGAGCCAATGCTGAACAAAAGTCCAAAAGCCTACCGAACCGAATATCATTCCCGCACCGGCTAACCAATAATCTACTGCGCTCATACTTAGCTCCTTTCTTGGTCCTCTAGCTCAACGGTAAGATGTTGAGCTAGAATCTCGTTAAGCTTGGTGAGTGTCTGATTAAGCGTATCAATTAGATGCGCTTGGTCGTCGCAAAGCTTAATGTATTTAAGCAGAAGATCATCCATTGTTGCCCTCCAAAAGACCTACAAGATAGTTGTATTCTTCCTGGCTAATTCTGTCAGCCGCATAGAACACATCGAGCTTAGTTCTGATATCTTCTACATCAGCCTCATAAGTAGGGCTTTTTGGGTTAAGTCTTTTGATTTTGCTTTCAAGTAATTTAGCTAAAGTACACATATTATTCTACCTCCTCGATTACGATACCTATATCTGTCTTTGTATTAACAGTGATTGAAGTGACAAGATAAGCGCCAAGATCTGACTCAATGGCTTCCCATCCCGGAGCGTTAAACTTGATAATAACATCCCCCGTCTTACTAACTAATGTAATTGTTACGGTGTTGTTGCTTGCCAAGAGTGGCAATAAGCTTGATAATGTCATAATATACCTCCTATACATCAAATTCATCGAGCGTCTGTTGATATGCTACGTCAAGTAGTAAGTCCTCGTGCAAGGTAAGAGCGTCAGTGCTCTCCTTGTGCATTGAAGACCCTCTCGCATCAACCCTTGATATCAGGTCATATATGGCCTGCTTAATAGCGTTGATTTCTTTAAGTACCCACTTTTTTGTCATACGCACACCTCCTTAAAGTATTCTTTGTATTTATTGAGCACGCGTTGTCTTGCGTGAAATGATTGATAAGGTAGGGCGTAGGAATACCACGCTTGAAAGCTATCTCTCGCCGATTGTATCGGCATAACTCCTTCTTTAACTTTCTGCGCTTGGTATTTAAGCCTTGATAATTCTAACCTCACATTCTTCCTAGTTAACCGCATTACAATCTTGCCCCTCTCATCTATAAAGGTACGCTTCTTGAGGAAGGTAACAGACTCGTTCTTCATATAGTGCTTACAAGTTCTCTTCTCGTTAATCGTAAGACCTAGAGCTTTAGTCTGCTCTCTTATCTCTTCGATGACGGCAGCGGCTGACTCCTTATCAGAGCAGACAGCATAGCCGTCATCCATGTATCTTCCGGAAGACATCACCCCGCTGATCTGATTTATTCTGTGGTCAAGCTTCTGAGGATAGACTATTGCGATTACTTGTGAGGGCTCTCCGCCTATTCCTATACCGGTGTTACCCGGAAAGTTATCAAAGTACACCCTCAAGAAGTGTCTTGCTTCTTCGCTTGATAGCCAAGGCGCTATCATCTCATAAGCCTTATCGTGAGGGATTGAGCCGAAGTAATCGTGAAAGTCATAAGTTACAACCCAGAAGTCTCTACCGCATTTCTTATAAGCGTGGGCGAGATGCTTCCTGAATAACTTAATAGCGTAAGTTGTGCCCTTACCAATCTGTGAAGCTGAATTACTCGGTAAGATATAAGGCATAACCGCAGGCCATAACTCATAGGTAACAAATGCCTTATAGACCATTCTGTCACTTATATGATGAGAAGTTATCTTCCTTGTCTTACCTCGTTCTGATAGCCAGAATATGTAGGGCGGTTTCGGTGTGTAGGTATGCGCTAACAGTTCTGCCCTTTTAGTTGCTACCCATTGTAGAAGCTTAAGCTCAAACATTTGAGTAGATGCTTTCCATCTTGCTCCGTTAAGCACCTTCTTACCGGATAACACAAGGGCATAAGTGTCAGCATAATTCATTTGTCATTTATGCGGCGCGCTGATCTCAGCCATTACGCATAACGCATTATGCGTAAGCCGTCGCATCCCTTCGCCCATATCAAGGCAAGGACAAGCTTCCCTGCATCCTACATCCGTACTAGGTTCGCTCTCGCTACTTCTCTGACTTGTGGATGTATCCGAACGGCGCAAGCCCATTAGTGTTGCTCGCGTTGTTGTTGTTGGCACTACCGTTGTTGTTGACATTGCAAAAGTTAGTCGTGTTGCTGGTATTAGGAGAACGCTCCCACCAGTTGTTAGCCGAACGATAACGAATCGAAGCTTATCCTTATATCTAAACTCTTACGAGTAGATATCTTTGTGTCGAGCTTTATCGCTCTTAATAACACCGGTTATTAAGCCTACGCATTTTCTTGTTAATTCTCCGATCTGTTCTTCCTGCTTATCGGCTTTACCGTTAGCATCAACTGTACGAGTAAGCTCTAAGAAGATATAAGCAATCGTTGAAAGGCTATCGATTATACCTCTAGCCTCAAGCAGATGATTTCTTCTTAAGATAAAATCTTCCTTAGTTGATACATAGATAGAATTAGCAATCTCTAAATGCTTAAGAGCGTCAAGCCCGTTCTTAATAAGGGTATCTCCATAGTTAGCCTTATACTTCTTAGACTTACTCGCTACGATACGAGCAATCAAGAGGTTGAGTTCATAAGTCCGGTATAAGTATTCAACTTTAGACTCGTCTCTCTTCCAACTAACTACAGACATTTAAGGGCCCTCCTTCTTCTAATATTTCGTATAATCTCGCGCCGAACTAGTATGCTCGGCGCGTATGCTTGCAAGTTAATAAGTTCTTGGTGGCGACATTCGTCGCCGATTTTGGATTCGGGATTCAGATGCAGCCGAACGGCGCAAGCCCAAGAGTGGAGCTCGCGTTGCTGCTGTAGGCACTACCGCCGTAGTTGACATAGCAAAAGGCAGTCGTGTTGCTGGTATAAGGAGAACGCTCCCACCAGCCGGAAGCCGAACCGTCTACTTTCTTAATGCGGTTAGCTGCAGTCTCATACCAAGTGAACTGTGTTCCTTCTCCTGAGGCTGAATAAGTTGTTGAACCGAATATCTCAATCTCCGAAGGAAGCGCGAACCAATCAACGTCGGTGTTAATAACTGTACTCTTGTTACCTGCAGAAGTTTTGTTCTCGAACTGCTTAAAGATAGGCGCGAGATTTACAGGCAATGCGCCCTTGAATACCGAATTACACCAAGTTCTACGAGCACTTGAAGTCCATCCACCCGTATTGGTGTCAGAGCTGTTCATGTAGCCTTTTTCCTTCAAGCTGTCCTTAAGACCGACAACGAATGAGCAAGTAGTTCTACCACTTTCGGTCGGAGTGTTAAGAGTCTTACCGCCTGCGTGCATAAGTACAAGAGTAACTGTCTGCTCAACATGTGACTCACCAACGCCGGTTGCAGCCATTGCAGAAAGTGTAACCTCTCGCTCATCTCCTACATGCCAATAATCTGCTAAGTTAATAACGCCCGCGTCTGCAAGGGCAACCATCTGCGCAATCTCTGCGTCTGATCCGGTAGCCCAAGAGCATAATGTAGCAGATACAGAAAGCAGAACTCCGCCGACTGTATCGACATCCGCATTCTTTACTACTGTTATGCCGCCCGAATTGGTGTAACTTACATGCCAGGTGCCGAGATAATCAAGGTCTACCTCAACCTTGCTATCGTCTGCCGGAAATGTTACTGTGTGGCTGTATAAGTTGTTGTCATCATATATGGTGAGCACCCTGCCCGCCATTGAACTATCACTGTCCACAATGATAAGTTTAGGTGTAGCAGCTCCGCCGCTACCCATCCCATTAAGTATAGCCGTTGTATCTTGCTTAACTGAGTCAAGCGTAGTCTTATCTGCTATATCAATACTTTGAATTGCCATTTTTGCCCTCCTATTCTCCATCGTCATAAGACACCCTCAGGCATCCATTGTGAATTGAGAAGGTCAAGCCTTCTCCTACCGCGCGCTTGCTAACTTCTGTGTCTAAGATATCTGAATTGTCATTCATATCTTCAACGTTGTAGAAGTCGTCAGCGTCTGGCTTTTTTAAGTTTAAGTTCGTTGTTGTTGTCATTGCTTACCTCCTTATAGTGTTACATCTTCTCTAATCTCTTGATGCGTGTAAGCTGATAGCTGCTGATGTGTATATGAAGCTAAAGCTCCATACCTGCTGAACAGTTCGCTTACCTCATACGTCATATTAAGAGGGAGCATCTTTTCGACGAGTTCTACTACATCGTTAATGCTCGATTGAGATCTAATTGCTATTGCTATGTTGAGATGTGTCTTATTGGAGTTAAGAGTAATCTCATAACCACCCGGGCATAACTCGGATAACTTGCCGTCAAGAACTCGAATGGTATAAGGTAACTTATCCATCATCGTTGTCTTAACTCTGAACCTACGCTCGTCAAGTGTGTCTGTAGCGTTAGGTGTTATTTTTAGGATGCCCTCCCACCTCTCAACAAAACCTTCGTGCATGTCTGATAAGAACAAGTCATCGTCAAGCTCTTGAACTGCATCGTCAAGAGCTTCGCACTGGTCTTCGTTAATCTCATACAACTGAGCGATATCAGGTATCTGGGTTATAATCTGCGGTGCGTTAAACACTCAGCACCACCTCCCCTAATAGCGGTATCTTGTCATAAGTTACAACAAGGTTATCTGCGTCTCCGTTAATCTCGGTATCTGCTAT